GACGTGGCGTTCCCCGCAACCTACGCTTCAAATATCACCAACTACAGCGATGACGGTATCACATTCCACGGTGCCTATGGCTATCGCTGGCGCAACCACTTCCTTGACTGGGAGGACGGTGAAGCCGTTGGTGTTGTTGACCAGCTGGAAACAATCGCTGGCCTCTTGAAGCAGAACCACGATGACCGTCGTATTGTTCTGCAGATGTGGGATGCAACGGTTGATCTCGGCATGGAAGGCAAAGATTTTCCTTGCAACCTGATCTGCACCTTCCGTATCAATCCATATGGCAAGCTGGATATGACTGTGTTCAATCGCAGCAACGATATCATCTGGGGTGCCTACGGTGCGAACGCCGTTCACTTCTCAATGTTGCAGGAAATCATGGCGGCATGGATTGGCGTCCCTTTGGGCTCCTATCACCAGATCTCCACCAACTTCCACGGATACAAGAATATTCTGGAAAAGCACCAAGGTTTGGAAAACAATGCTCCAGGCCACGACCCATATTCTCTCGGAGAAGTAGGGCCATTCAAGATGGTCAATACTCCAATTGATCAATGGTTCCAGGATCTGCAGATGTTCATGGAAGAAGGGCCTGTCATTGGCCTGCGCGACCCGTTCTTCAAGAAGGTTGCAGTTCCAATGCATCAGTCATGGGAAGCGTGGAAAGACCGTGAGAATGGTGATTACGCAGAGAACGCCCTGAACCATGCGGACAACATCGCTGCGACAGACTGGCGTCGTGCGTGTATTGAATGGCTGGAGCGCCGCTCATGATTGATCCGTACAAAATTGACGACACGATTGATCGGATCAAGTTTGCACGGGAGGCGGCGCATGTTCATCGGGTTCATGCGACCGCCGCTCCTCTCCCATACTATGTCGGGATGCATCAGCACAACATGCTGTCTATGTTGAAGATCCTGTATCCGGATGCAGGCACGTGTCTCATTTGGGCTATCCATGAACATGATCTGCCAGAACGCCTGACAAGTGATATGTCCCACCCTGCGAAGGCAATGGGCCTGCTCAACAAAGATCGTCAGTCTTTCCTTGAAGACTTTATCAACACAGAAGTCTATGGCTACCCATCAGCCATTGGCCTCAGCAGTGAGGAAACCAAGTGGCTTCACGGTCTCGATATGCTGGAGTTCTATTGCTGGTGCAAGGATCAAATCATGCTTGGCAATCGCACGGTGGAAACTCAAATGCGATATGTCGAGAAGTTCATGCCGCGCAATGCTGGGAACTACCCAGAGGAGATCGTTGATGCCTACTATGATATCAAAGATCATGACTGGCAAACGATGCCCGACATGGGGGATCACGGCTAATGGGAGGCAACACTTGGCTCGATTACTGTGACAAGTGTGGTTGTCATGAAGACAGATGCAAATGCGAGGTTACTATGGGAAACTCAAACTGCGACCAATGTGGTCACGACACGAGCATGTGTGAATGCGGTGTCAAACAAGTTGGCGGCGAACACTACAAAGCTGAGAAGAACTATCAACACTGGGACTGGTGTATCGACATTCGTCTTGGTTATCTCGAAGCTGCTGCTACGAAATACATCACCCGCTGGCGCGGCAAGAATGGTGTGCAAGATGTTGACAAAGGCATTAGCTATCTCCAGAAAGCGCGGGAGGCATACCGTCAAGGCAAGCTGAAAAATCGCAGCACTTTGGTCGGTGCGAATACAGCGTTGGCTGATTTGGCTCGCGGGCAAACCATGGACTTCTGTCGGTACAATAAGCTGGGAAGCGTTGAAGCTGCTTTCATGCACAAGGTCGGAGGATGGCAGTATGAAGCTGACTTGAGATCTGCCCTCGTGATGGCTGACAAGATACGTCAGCAGGCCATACAGCATCAGGCCGCGCAAAGCCAACCTAGCCCCCACAAGCCAGCACAAACGGCTTCTGACGCGTCCTCTGGCGGGGTTGGCGGCACAACTACCCAGCCACCAACCACCAGCACGTCCACAGAGGTCGCCAGTAAGTCGGTTGAAGGCCAAGAACATCCATTTGGCTATGATGAGTGGGACGAATGGTCAGAGGGAGACATCGGCTAAATGGTAAGACGTACCAAAAGCGACCCGAATAAAGGTGGTGCTCTACAGCTTGGGTTTTTCATGCCGGAAGCTGACTGGACACCACCTTCACTCTCAGACCTGCCCTCTTGGAAGGGCGCAAAAAGGATTGCTATTGATGCCGAAACACGTGATCCCTCGATCGGTAACAAACTCGGTGGTGGAGCCATTCGTGACGGATACACCGTTGGGTGGGCTTTCGCAATTGATGGAGGTCCAAAGCATTACGTCCCATTCCGTCATGAAGGAGGTGATAACCTCCCAGTGGAAGGCGCTCTCGGATACTTTCGAGAACAGATTAAACACTTTGATGGAGAGTACGTGGGAGCCAACCTCGCCTACGATGTTGATTATGGATATTCAGATGGATTTGAATGGCATGAAGATGCAAAGTTCCGTGACATTCAAATTGCTGCACCTCTCATCTACGAACTCCATCGATCCTATTCTCTCGCAAATATCGGGGACCGCTATGGCATCGAGGCTAAAGATGAGTCAACACTCATGGAAGCTGCAAAGGCTCACGGCCTTGATCCAAAGAAAGGTCTTTGGCGCTTACCTGCTCGCTACGTCGGAACCTACGGTGAAGGAGATGTTGCTTCTCCCCTAGAAATTCTACGCCGACAAGAGAAAGAGATTGACGACGCAGGTCTGCGGCAAATCTGGGACTTGGAAACCAGAACTCTCCCTGTTCTTGTCCGTATGCGGAGACGTGGTGTGCGTATTGATTTCGATAAGCTGTCCGAAATTGAGAAGTGGTCTACGGTTGAAGAGCAGAAGTCGCTTGACTTTATTCGTGACAAGACAGGTGTCAAAATTGCATTCGGAGATGTGTGGAAGCCTGGAGCATTGGCTCCTGCTCTTGAAGCAATCGGTATGCGTCTTAAGAAGACCAGCACTGGTGCGCCGCAGATTGATAGGTTCTTGTTGGGCGGAAGTGACGATCCTGTATGTGAGGCTATCCTTCGCGCTCGTAAAGTCAACAAGGTAAGAACCACATTCGCAGAGAGTATTAGGAAGTACGCAGTCAACGGTAAGATTCACTGCTCGTTTCGTCAGATCGCTGCTGAAACTGAGAGTGGTGAGCAGAAAGGCGTTCGGTATGGGCGTCTGTCAGCTATTGACCCAAACATGCAGCAACAACCCTCACCAGACCGTGATCCGGAGATTGCTGGTGAATGGCGCAAGATTTTCATTCCAGAGGAAGGTGCGTTGTGGGGTTGCAACGACTACTCACAGCAGGAGCCTCGCTGGACAACACACTTCGCCGCAGTCATGGATATGCCAAGGGCTAGAGAAGCGGCCTTGCGTTACCAGACTGATCCTGACACTGATAACCACGACATGATGACACGTCTGGTCTATGGTGATGAAATGGTTGAGGACTGGGTCGCAACTGATCCAAAGGGAGCCTACAAGGTTCACCGTGGTTACTCAAAGGCTATCTTTCTTGGACTATGTTATGGTGAAGGTGGAGCCAAGCTATGTCACGACATCAACAAGCCGACACGATGGGGTGTCACCTATGGCTGGGGCAGAGATCGCCGCATTGAATACTTCCCAACGCAACGAGAAGCCATGGAGTATAAGATGGATCTCGGTAAAGGTTATGTCCGTGAAATGGCTGGTGAAGAAGGACAGCTTATTCTTGACAACTTCGACAATGAAGTTCCATACGTTGGTAAACTTGCAAAAGAGGCGACTAAGCGAGCCGAGGAGCGCGGCCACGTGATGACAGTTCTTGGGCGTCGCCTCAACTTTGAACGTCGTGATGACGGTACGTTCGACTATACTCACAAAGCATTGAACAGAATTATCCAAGGCTCATCAGCTGATCAAACCAAGCTGGCCTTGTGTGAAATTGACCGCGCTGGTCACTATCTGCAGTTACAGGTTCACGATGAAACTGATGGCAGTTATGGCGATATCGCAGAAGCCAAGGCGGTCGGCAACATCATGCGTGACTGTGTGATCGATGCGTACCCAAAGAAACTCTGGGTCCCATTCAAAGTGGACACAGAAGTCGGCCCAAGCTGGGGCGAAATCAAAACCGTGTAAGGAGAGAAACATGCACACTAAATACGGAGTACTCGTCGACGGAGAGTTCGAGGAACGCAAAACAGAAACCATGGAGGCCAAGGGGTTCACCTTTCCATTGTTCGGACGCGCTAATACATATGATCACTATGTCATGAAAGAAATCAATCGCAGCTATGGCAAACTCGATGTGGAAGGCCGCGTCGTTCTTGACATCGGTGCGAACATTGGTTGCTTTTCTGCTTGGGCTCTCCAGCACAAAGCGATGTATGTCATCTCACTTGAGCCAGAAGTTAATAACTTTAACATGCTTCGCCTCAACACTTCACCTTACGGCGTCGATCTGCCCGAAGAACCCTACACTCTACATAACAAGGCGCTTCATTCCACTGACAACGGAGCGGACGTTCTCTATCTGGCAAAGTCTGGCAAGAACCCAGGGAATAGCAGCACAACTCCTCGTCGTGGCCGTGTGGAAACACCGATCGAAATGATGTCGGTGCCTCAGCTGAAACAGTACCATCCAATCATCGACGTTATGAAGATTGACTGTGAAGGCGCTGAATACGAATTCATGCCAACACTGCTCGATCATTACCCCGACGTGCGACAGATTGCTCTCGAAATTCACATCAGTGGGTTCGGTCTTGAGAAAGCTATTGCTCTTGACAACCTGATGACCGCCGCTGGTTTCAAACCATTGGTCGCTCCGAAATTGGATAACGATGGGTTGTGGCAGACTCTCGCGACTTATACGCGATAACTTGACCTTGTGCTTGACCCTGCCTTTGCGGTAGGGTAAAAGCCAACCCCGCCTTCTGGAGTTTTTCAATGTCCGAGAACAGTATGAAGGGGACGCTTATCAAGCGGGCCTCTAAGCTAGACGCTGTTGCTATTGAGTCTCCATTAACTGGTCTCGGTATACCAGATGTCAATTATACTCACGGTTGGATTGAGTGCAAAGCTATGAAATACTGGCCCAAAGGATGCGAAACAAAACCAGTTCGGTTTGAGCATCCTCTAAGTAAAGAACAGCAAGTGTGGCTCTACCGCAGAGAGCGGGCTGGTGGTATCGCGTTGGTTTGTGCAAAAGTCAGCACGACTTGGTTCTTTTGGTCTGGTACTACAATAAAGAAAGAAAACCTATGGGACAACATGACACGCCCACAGATGTACGAGAAAGCATTGAAAGTTTTCGAGAAGTCTCTACCTCAACAGGAACTGTGCGACTTCCTTCTCTCTCCGTATCCGACTTAACAGTTGGTGAACGTCTGTTGGTATGGCGTCGTCGCGAGGGCTACAATCAGCCAGACGCTGCGTGTATCTTGGGTGTCAGCCGCTACCTTTATGAGAATCTAGAGCATGGTGTAAGTGAAGAGCCTCTCAAAGAGATGCCTCATTTATCTGATCTGTATTCCTATGAGATTTGCTTTGTGATGCGTCGGCGATCAGGCTGGTCCATCCCACAATGTGCTGATCAGGCTGGCGTCTCTCGCTACTGGTACAATCTCATGGAGCAGGGCAAAGCAAACCCGGAAACCCTTATCAAGTATTGGTGCGAAGCATGAAGGGGAACAGCAACAAATCCATTGACTTTCTTAAGCTGTTCAAAAAAGGCGGGCCGTGGACCTTGGGTGCCATTGCCACAGATCGCAAGGCCGTAACGTTCCGAACATTCACAGACGAGCAGTCTGCGTATACGTTTGTTGAAAATGAGAACGGCTCACGCAACCTATACTTCTTGGTCAACGAACCCCGCACAAACATTGACAACAAGCCGAGCAAGACAGACATCAGCAATGGTCTCTGGTTGCATGTTGATATTGACAGTGATGCAACCAACCCAGAGGATCTGGAAGCCGACCGCGCTATCATGTTGGAGATGCTCACCAAGAGTTTGCCAAAGGGTATTCCTCAGCCGACTATGATCATATTCTCAGGAAATGGTTACTGGGGTTTCTGGAAGCTGAAAGAACCGTTTCCGATTGAAGGTACGGAAGCTAAGTGGGAAGACTTCGAACTCTACAACAAAAGATTGGAGCAGGTGTTCGGAGGAGACCACTGTTTCAACGTAGATAGGATTGCCCGTCTTCCTGGGACCATCAACATACCGAACCCGCAGAAGCGCAAGAAAGGCCGCACTGAGATTGAGGCCAAGCTGATCTTTAACGAGCCGAAGAACGTTTACGATATATCAGATTTCAAGAAGTCCGCAGGGGTCCAAACTTCTGGCTCAATGATGGACGGTGGGCAGTCACACGATGTGGATATAGATGTCGGTAACATTGAGCGCATCCAGGATCTGTCGGAGTTGGACGAGTGGTCAGTTCCAGACCGTATCAAGATTATCATCGCCCAAGGGCACCACCCCGACCAGCCAAAAGAGAAAGACAACTCCCGCTCCGCTTGGGTTTTCGATTGCTGTTGTGGTTTGTCTCGCTGTGGTGTCCCCGATTCTGTTATCTATTCAATTCTAACTGACCCTGACTGGGGTATCGCAGCGTCTGTGATTGAACTCAAGTCACAAGCCGATCGGTATGCTCGCAGGCAAATCTCACGCGCCAAGCAATACAGTGAAGACCCACACCTTCTCAAGATGAATGACCGACATGCTGTGATCGGTAACATTGGCGGGAAATGTGGTGTTATCGAGGAGATCGATGATCATCTCAAATTACACAACGGTCAGACATTCAATCGGACCAAGCTGACTATCTCTAGTTTCGACAGCATTAACCAGAGATACATGAACAAGCGGGTCAAGGTAGGCACGACCAAAGATGGTGCAGATGTTACCGAGGCTCTCGGCAAGTATTGGCTGAACCATCCAATGCGTCGCCAGTATGATACCATGCGTTTCATGCCACTCATTGAGAAAGAAGGTGTCTACAATCTATGGCGTGGTTTCGCTTATGATGCAGTTCCTGGAGATTGCAGCCTGTATCTCCGGCACGTCAAAGAAAATGTCTGTAATGATAATGATGTTCATTACGACTACCTCATTCAGTGGATGGCTCGGGCCGTTCAGCAACCTGCTTCCGCTGGTGAAGTCTCTATCGTTCTGCAAGGCGGTAAAGGTACTGGTAAAGGCTGGTTTGCGAGGACGTTCGGTCGTCTCTTTGGGCGACATTTCATGCACATTGCCAACGCGAAACACTTGGTCGGTAACTTCAACGCTCACTTGCAAGATTGTGTTTGCTTGTTTGCAGATGAGGCGTTCTTTGCTGGTGATAAACAGCACGAGAGTGTTCTCAAACGTATTGTGACAGAAGATACACTAAACATTGAGAAGAAGGGCTATGATGTCGAGGACACACCCAACTTCATCCATATGATCATGGCTTCCAACGATGCTCACGTTATCCGTGCAACTGGTGATGAACGTCGTTACTTTATGTTGCAGATGGGTGAAGGCAAGAAACAGAATGCCAAGTTCTTTGGCAAACTCAATG